TTGGCATCCAAAGCTCCTGCTGCACCAGTATACCCCAAATAAGCAACTTTCATTACTGGAGCGGAATAACTTTTCCCAACAACATTTTTCAGTTTTGTAGGATTAAAAAAATCTGAATAAACAACTGATCCATCAGAACCTTTTTTTGCAATACGATAATTGCCATTTGTTGACATCAAATTAGCAGTTTGAACTGTATTTGCTTCATTAACAATAGCGATCGATCCATTTGCCATACCACTTATTGTACCTGTACCACGAGCTACATTACCTACATACATGTAACTACCATTCTTATTGTCCATAATTTTAAAATATTAAATTAAACACTATTTATTTTTTGTTTCTTCTATAGATTGTAATTGATACCCAACTTGGTCCTGTTTTGCAGCTAAAATAAGTTTTACTGCACCCTTTATTATATTATAATGAACACTTTCGTGTAATTCACAATTTTGAGTTACAGATATTCCCAATGGTATTTTTATATAATCAACCATTACACGAGTTATAATTGTATCTGGAGTTAATATTGTATGACTAATTCTATTAGTCTCTTCTCCCGAAACAATCATTCCATCTAATCTCAAATATTTATCTTCAACAGGTCTTCTGAATGGATTATCTTTATTTGTATTATATTCATCAAAAGAAATCGGTTTTATATAAATATTTGAATTTAACTCATCAACAGTACACCTTTCATTAATTGTATATAATAAATCTTCAGGTAATATTACAGTATATGAACTTGGGTAAAATGACGCTTGTATTATATCATCTCCTTCAATAATAGCTTCCGACAATAATGCCCCAAGTTTTTTTCTATTTTCTTCATTCCTATCAACACCTGAAACGTAAATATCGTTTACATAATCCCGCTCTGCCCTTGATAAAAAATAAAACAATTCAGATGAACTCAACTTATTTTTAGTTTCGTAAAATGGATCAAATTGCATTAATTCCATTTCGAGCGATTCTTGCATCTTCCTTGAATCCATAAATTATTGTTTTTGAATTGAACCTAATAAAAATTTGTATTCCTTTAAGAATATATCAACAGCAAGTTTTACAATTTCAGTATGAGTTGAATATGATAAAGATGGATTACTAATCTCACTTATTCCAGCAGGTTTTGCTAAATATATAATCTCAAAAACTATTGTACTGGTAGTGTCAATTGCAGATCTCTCTTTATCAAGATAAAATACAAAATTATTTGTACCTTCTAAAACTATAGGTATATGTTTATATACTGGCTCATTCTTAGTTGTCCTTACTTTTTTCTGTAAGTCGAAATGATTAATTAAATCAAGTTCAATTTTAGGCCACATTGATGAAGAAGATGCATAATTAGGATCACTTGAATCTCCGCCCCCAAATCCTCGGTCATCTCTTGGAAAGTCTGGATGTTTTATTATACCAGACATAAACATCCAATAATCATCTTCGTCAAATGTTGCAGAATATCCACCATCACCAAGAGCCTCTTGACCAACTGTAGCTGTTGTTCTTTTAATTATATTTCTAAATATATCAGAATGTCTCCTTACTGCATTTATATTATCCTTAATGCTATCTGATATTAAGAAGTTTTCAATTATATATTGCAATTCGGCTCTAGTTAACAATGAATACACTAAGTCGGTGTTTATTGTAACATCAAATTCCAAATCTTTATTTGTAGTTCTTATTAAGTCCTCAAATTGGACCAGCATATCACGACCTGTCATTATTCAGTTTTATTTAATTCTTGTTGACTTATTGGATATTTTTCAGGTGTAGCTATTGCTATAGCTGAATTTACAGCAGACCTTATTATTTCGTAATAAACATCATCATTAAAATCAGTTAGTACAGTTTCTCTTGATGCGTATGGAGCCTTTAAATTAATAGGTCTTTTAATATATATTATATTTAATTGAACATCTATTTGCTCATCATTTGAGTCAAAATAATATAATTTTAAAACATTATTTCCACCACTATTAGTTATAGTGTATTTAGGTGAAGATAATACTGGATTATTATTTCTAAACCCATTAGAAACCCTCCTGACTGAATTTATAGATATTGATTCAGCTTGAGTGTATATCAATGGACTTGCTACATTTGGAACCCTAACTTCGTGTATATGCAAATAATCACTTGGTAAAATAGATATATATTCATTCATTCCAGGAATATTTGTTATGTCAATATTTTCAGATTTTAATAGTCTAAATAAATCGTCAATACGTTTTGGTGTGTCTGGAAATTTTGTGTTATATACATTATTCCCTTGTATTTTTTGATTTATTATTTTATATTGTTCCATTTCTAAAATAGCCAGTATCTCACCATCGGTTAATCCACCAATGGCGAGACTGTTTATTTCATATAAAATGTTGAAAGAATCTATCAAATCCTGTAATGTCATAACTATTCTTGTTTATCTTCTATTTCACTTTCCAATTTGAAATATTTATCGTCATCAATTTCTTTTAATGCTGATATTTCTTTTACTAATTCATTAAAAGTATAAGTTTGAGATTCGTTTTTTATAACATATGTGTTCAGTGATTCTTTTTTAAATACATTTTTCTCAATTCCTTTTAAAATAAATTTTCTAATGTGAAAGAATTTATCAATACACATGTTTACAAATTTCTTTTTGTCAACATCACTCTCACCTATTTTATTAATTTCTTTCATCAACAACAATTTTGTTGCATCAGATGGGATTGTTTTACTAGAACCAATTAATCCATAGTACATTTTTAATAATATTTTCAAATCAGATTCTGTATTATATTTTCCTATAATATTCCAATATTCCATGTTAATATTATAAGCATCTGAACTTTCTGATTCTATTTTTTCACTATCAACAATTGCCCATTTGTAAGAATTTTTTAATTTCCTTTCGTTCCACGATGGTGCAATAATGTCGGAATTTGCTTTAACAACCCTAAATCTTAAATTATCCATTGGGTCAGCTAAATTAAACGAAAACCCTTTTTTTAGCAATGACCTTGACATTATAATTTTGACTTTAAACTTTTCAAAGAAATTGCCTTGTTTATTTTTATTTAAATCTTGGCCAGTTGCTTCTTCAAAATATTTCCTTTCATCTTCTGACGTAAAAATGTTAACCAAATCACCTCTACTTGTTAATGGTAGGCAAAAGCTTACAGAACAATCATCATGCATGAAATATGTTATATGATTTTCGTTCTTAATTCCCATTTTACCAATCCTTGGAGATGGGATTATTTTAATTTCTTTATTACTTAAATATCCTTTCTTTATAGCTTCTTCTATATTCATTTTCTGTTAGTTTTAAAAAATATGTAAGGAGAAATTATCTCCTTACATATTATTGATTAATAATTATTGATGCATTAATACTCTAGGCAAGAATCGTGCTGTTTTTTTAACATTTTTAATTCTAACGCCACCCCACCATGCTTTACCACAAGAGTAACCATCTTTCATTGACGCTACCTGCATGGGACTCATGCCAGTTCCACCGGGGGTAAATGGATTACGTATACCTGGCACTACAACGTAGATTTCTGGACAATTTTTAATTTTAACCCTTTCTATATTGCTCTGACCATTAGTTTCACCAACATTCCAAATGTCCATACTGTAAGAAGAAGCCAGTCCTTCTTTATATGGAATTGTATTTAATACCGGATCATCTTTCATTGGGTCTACTATAACGTGGAATTTTATTCCATTAATGAAAGTATATGTAGTAATTTGTCCTTCATCAAGTTCTTTTCCGCCTTGTTTAAAATTGTGCCCACTTTGCAAATAGGTTATTTGAGCAGCCCTTTGGGCAAGAGCTTTGTGTATTTCAGATTTTCCCCATTCACCAGTTGAAACCAAAAACTCACGTTTATCTTCGCTTATTCTACCAAATGATAATTGCATTGCTATAGAAGTTAGCGCATCTAAACTAAATGTGTTAAAATATTCAACATTACCAGATTCCATTTGTTCAATTAGTCCAAATCCAGAACGTAAAGTATATCCGCTTTGACCTTTATGGGCATATTCCCCATTAGATAGTTTATTTGATTTACCATACATTTGTACTCTTGAAATATCACGTCTAAATTGTGTAAAGAAGTCATATTCAAGTTTATTAATCCATTGTACTTCAGTCTTGCTGCCATTAGAAATTGTCATTGCCAATGGAGGATTTTTAGCACCAATCATGTTACCAGGAACATCATAGTTCTTACGTATCATAGATGGAATATTTTCTAATTCAAATGCACTTGAATGATGTACACCATTACCTTTGTCTGATAATGTCTGTTCAGTTTGTGCAAAAAGGTCTTTCCACCTTGTTCCAGCAGCCAATTCGTCAGACGATGCAAATGCCTCTGGGTCATTCCCAAAAATCTGCACTCGGTATCTGTATAATCCACCATCTTCAACTGGAGGTTCTAATATGCGCAATTGAGTTCCTTCTGGATTTTCGCCAACAATGTGAGTCGGGTCTTCAAAATACCTCTCAGGAAACCATATATAAAACGCTGTGAAGCCAATACCTGCAAAATCAGTTGACGTTATCTGGCTACCTCCAACAGTTAATGAAGCTTTAGATAATGGAACATTCCATTCATCTGCTCCTAATAGTTTCCATCTATATGGAGACTCATCTTCAAGCTCAACAGATGGGAGCCTGTTTATAAACGAAACCAAATTATCTGCTCCGTTGTTAAGTTCGAAAATCTTTTCAACCCTATCATTAACTATATATTGATGGGTTTTACCTCCAAGCCAAGCTATATGCGACTCTTGTGTTAAATTAGACCAATGTTTAGGGTCTACTACTTGCAGTGGTGAATAAGTGATGTTGCTACTCATTATTTATCTATTTAAATATTAATTTCATCTATTAAATTACTTCTTACACTTTCGGCAGAAAAGCTTTTGCTAATACTGTTAAAAATATTTCTTGATTTATTTTCTGATAAAAAAGAAGATAACGCAGATGTTGATTTTGTCTCTGCTCTTTTTTCAAATTTATCAAGTGGCTTATCATCAAAAAATCCAATTATATCGAGATATGCTATTTTTGAATCAAATTTTGCAGGATTAGTATCTCTTTTAGCCCACAATTTATTTGTTACAAATCCATTATCCAATTTTACTGGAGTAAATAATATATCTTTTATTTTTGTTTTAGTTACTTTATCTATTTTTTCTCCCTTAAAATATTCATCAGTTTCTTCTATGAATTTAACATAAGCACCCTCAATTTTTTCCTGCTTTAACTTATCATCATTTGCTTTATCTTCAGTTTCTTTTTTAATTCTATTTTTTTCTGATGGTATATATTCGTCAAGAGTTGCAAGTGCAGCCTCCACCTCTTCAATATCTGACCCGTCATCATACATCTTCTGAATATTCTTTTCTATTTTCTCATCAGAAAATTTAGTTAACAACTTATAATGAAATCTCAACAAATCCTTTCTCGCTTCAACGGACGCTTCCTCTTCACCTTTTACGTCAATATTATTTAAGCTATTTCTAAAATTTTCTATTTTTTGAAGACTTGTAATTTCTTGTTTATCAGCTCCTACTGACATTAATTCCAAATACTCCTGATAACCCTTATCATAATTTTGTTTAAGTTCATTATTTATGATTTCAGTTTGCTTTTCGAACATTTTAATTATAGCAACATCTTCTCCCTCTTCACTAGCTATTTTTGCTATTTCTGATTCGTCAAAAGAAGTCAGTACCCCACGATTCACTAAGTCTTGACCTAAACTAACAGAAAAAAAGGATGGAGAATCTTCAATATTTTCATTTGTTTTATTTTCTATTTTGGAATCTGGGGTACCTTCTTCAATATTGTCTGCATTGTCAATTTTATTTTTTACTAATATATTTTCTTCTTCATTTTTACTATCCGCTTTTGCATTAAGCAATTCAAGCTTATCGTTAATGTTTGCACTACTCTCAAGTAATGCTTCGTCAAAATTAATTTCCATTCCTTCCATTTCTGTGTAAATTTAAAATTTATTATTTTTTATATAAAACATTTTATTATTTAAAAAAAAAAACTATAACTATTTCTGTCGTTTTTTTATTGAATTTATGGTCTCGGTGATTTTATTATGACGAATAGTTTCATTAATTGCCTTTTCCTTTAAAAATAATTCTCTTTTTATTCTATCATAATCAGACTCATTTTCTTTTAGTAATTGTTCTTTATTTGAATCAACTTCCATAAGCTTCATTTTTATATCAGCATTAATTTGAAGTTCCTTTAAGAGTCTTTCATGTTCCATTTCCTCCTTTCTAATTCTCTCATTAGCCTCAATTTCTTTATCAATCTGTTCAGCCTGTAACTTTGCCTCCTCAGCTCTTCTTTGCTCAGTTTCATATTCATGTTGTTCAATTTTTCTTTTTATTTCAGTTGGGTCTTTTATATTAATTAACTCAGTAATAAGAGATAATGAACCTTGATTTTGTAAATATGGTATTTGAATTTGTTTAATTTGTTCTGTTAAATTAATAGCTTCAGACGATGAATCAATTGCTATACCATAAGATGCTGCTGAAAATGAGCTACCGTCAAAATCTAATATTGCTCTTGTTCCATTATCCATCAAATAAGCTCTTTTTTCTTTCTTATCTTTCCATGCTATTTTAACAGTTTCAATTATTGTAGCTAAAACTCTATCCCTAAAATTATCATCAACGCTAAAATATTTTTCAGTATTATTACTTGATTGTTCAATTGAACTTCGAACTCCCCCTACAGTTTCCCTTGCACCAACCGCACCTTTTCTTTGTGGAGAAATACCAGTTATGTCATCTATTTTGCTTTCAATAAATTCAAGCATTCTTATGTTCATTGTTATCAAATTGAAATCACCAATTTGAAGTGAGCCGGGATTATGCCCAAGCCCTCCTGCTAATTTACCCTGGGCGGCACCCTCTTGTCCTTCATTAAATGGGTCTTCAACATATACGCCAAATTTTTGCATGTAATACATAACCTTCTCAACTGACCACTTGTCTGGTTTTGTTGCCAAATTAAACCTAGCTATATGTCCTTGATATTTTACCATATCTTGCTGCAATCTATACATGTAGAAGTTGTACAAAATTTGATATGGTTTAACTTGCCCGACTAAAGACTTGCTTCTTGATGAGTTCACATTTAAATTATTAGCTACAATCCCAGGTAAGCAAATACTGGGGTTATCCGAGTCTCTGAATTGAACTCTCTTTGCTCCATATTTTAAATAAATATTACCTATCTTTGTACATTCGTACCATTCTGATAAATATTCATATTTAATATTTTCACCTAATTCTTTGTTTGGAGTATAATGTTCTGAAACGTATTTTTTCTGAATCGTTCCATCTAAATCTCGGTATTCCAAAAAGCCAATACGACGTTGTCCCTTCCACATTGTTGTTATTGCCAATACATTACCATTATTATCAATTAATCTTGTATTGTTTTTGGCTTTCTTTTCAAAAAATACATTACAATCATCTCCAGTTGGAGATTGCATTGCAATAACAGAATTAATGTCATATACTTCATTTAGTATTTGGCCATTCGGATATGATGCACTACTTGGAGTTTTTCTAAGATATTCTTCTTGAAGACGTGCCCTATCTTCTTTAGAAAGAAAATCATGGTATCTATCTATAACAGTTCCTATAGGCAGTCTTTTAATTATAATAAGAACATCCGCATCTTCTGATTTGTACGAATCGTTTGGCATAAACGCATAAAAATCTTCAGGATTTATTCTTTCACATATAACCCCTCCTCCTAATATATCTACATTTATAATTTCTTCATTATAAGTTAATAAATCTTCAAAAGCCTTATTAAATTGTTCCTTTAAATCTGTATTTTTTAAAAAATATTTTATAACATCATTAGCCATTCTAGTGTGATGGTCAACATAAGTATATTTACTCCACCTGTCAAATCTTTTCAATTCTTCATTAATTTGCTCTTCACTCATAGACTGCGACATTAATACTTCAGTCATTAAGTTTTTGAATTTTAAAGATATTCCGTCAAGTTCGGTATTTATCTCTTCTGATTTTATTGCATAAGCAATAGGTTCATATATTCTTTTTCGCCTTTCTCCGTATAAAAAATTCAAAGAACTATTTACTATTGGATAGTTTCTATAATTATCTAAATTTGTTTCTATGCTAAAATTATTTGGATTTAATGTTGCTAAAATTTCTTCTTTAGAAATTTCACCATTAACAAAATTTCTACAAGATATTTTTTCATCTAAAGATAATCTAAAACTATTATCAGTTCCACTATTCATCAATCCTATTATCGCATCGGCATTTTTCTTATACCACTCTTTAGTTTTTTTAATTTCAGGTATAGCTTGAGGAGGAAAATTTGTTCTAACAATATCCATAATTTAATTTTATTAATTTGTAAAATTATTTATTATCTGTATTATCAGCAAATATACTTAATATGTTTTTTTTATTTTCAACCCAACCTTTATTAAAAAATTCGTCATCAGCGGCTTTGTTTATCTTTTTCTTTAAATTAATAATAAATCTTCGCTTATCTTCAAAAGTTATCATCAACAGTATTAATGCGGAAATTCTATCAAAATTACCACCAGGTTTAAAACTCATAAATTCTTTTAATAAGGCTGGAGACTTTATTGTTTGAAGGATAGTCATTTCTGTCCTTAACCCTTTCGTCAAGCCATTGTACTAACAATTCTAATCCCCAAGATATAACATCTAAATTAGTATTAGTCCCTAATGATTTATTTCCAATTCCTCTTGATTTTTGAATATTTTTTTGTATAAGTATTTCTGGAGTTTCTAATAACAAATACAATGATGCTTTATTTAACATATGCCCATAGAATCCTTTTTTATTATTTTCATAATTACATTTGGCATTATAAAACAATAAAGCTAACCTACATTGCTCATAAAATTCGGAGGCATATTTTGTTCTTCCAGTATATTCAAATACTATTTCTCTTGTTAGCCTATTCCCAATAAAGAAAGATTGAAGAGATCTGTCTATATCACTATTATCATCATCATCAATAGGGTCATATGCAGCGTAATATATATTATTAGGCACACTACCATCATCAAGTTTAATTGGCATTGCAAATATTTCAGGACAACCTGATATGTCAACAACATCACCTCGCTTATTTAATATTGGATATTCTCTAATTGGATTTTTTTTCACATTTTTAAAATCTACTTTTCCAAATTCATTTATGAAAAATTCAACCTTGAAGCTTTCATTCAAAGTTTTTTTAGAACTCATTAATGTGAAATATTGATGTTTTATTGCGCTAACTGGAAAAATATTTGCTTCGGCATTAACAAACATTTCAGATGGAACTAATGGATAGTTCATTTTTTCTATCTCAATAGTTCTTTTGGAAGGAGACCTTAAAGCTTTCTCTCTTCTCTTTAGAAAAAAATCATATGCTTCCTTTACTTTTGTATTCCCATTATTATCCTTAAATCCTCTTGCCATATATGGGGCAGGAATGAACCAACCTATTTTATCTTTAACATCAGGTTCCCATATATTATCAAACTCCATCATTTCAAATCCCTCTGGATTATTAAATATTATTTCAGCATCCCTTATTTTATCAACGTTACCTGCTGTTCCTATATATAAAGAACTGCCAAATTTAATACCAGAATTGTTTTGAGCAGCTATGTTGCTACCATGTACAGCTATGAGATTTCCGAGTAAACCTTGTTCCTCAACAACTATAGTACTGTTCCTACCACCAGCCGCAGCTTCTGGATTTTCAGTTGTAAATATTCTATGTTTAATTATAGAAAATGTTCCAACATCTTTCATTTCTCCAGAAATTTTCTTTTTATACTTATGCTCAATATCATTGCCAGCTAATATACTACCAGTTAACGTTTTATGAAATGGACAAGCTATTTCATTTTTAGTACCTTTATTATACTTTCCTGGCAAGTTATCAAATATGAATAATGTCTTTTTTAATAAATCTCTTGATTTATCAGATATTCCTGCACCAACAACTATTTCCGCAATAGGTAATTTTTGCCCTCTTTCATACCTCCTTATTCCATCAAATAGAAATTCGTGAGCTATAACTATCCCTGCTGCCATCCAACTCTTTCCACCGTCCCTTGTGGCTAAAATATCTAAGTTCCCTGGGATATTCCTATATATAGGACGCCCCATTGGTTTATCGAATATTCTCCTAATATAATCTCTTACTGGAATATATTGCTTTTTGTTACCAAAAGAGTCGAATAAATTATTATAAAACTCGTCTTTAACAATATCCCCACTTTCGTCTTTACATAAATTAAGAAGTTCATCATTAGTGTATGATTCTTTTAATTTTGTGTTACATGAAAATAAATCATCAAATTCAAAGCCACTAAATCCTCTTGCTTCAGTCCAGTTATATGAAAACTCCCATTCAACATCATCTAAAGATGGCCTCATTGGAATTTTAGCTCCAGAAGAAGAGTTTTTAGAATTGGCTAATATGGTTCCAAAATTTACATAAAAATAACATCCTGGGCACATATATCTCCATGAATTACTTTTAGGAAAATTTATATCGCCGTAAGTAATATCTACATCTACAGAGGAATCGTCTATGCTCCAAAATCCGTCAATACATCTCTTTCTCTGTTCTCTCCAAAATTTTAAATACATTTTAGATGCAGGATTTATTATTGGAATTTCTTTTATTAAAAAATTATTTCTATTATTAATTTTTATAAAATTCATATTTATTATTTAAAAAATTAAAGTAGACCCAATTCCCCAGCAGATTCAGTTTTACCACCTTTAGCAGTCCCATTATCCTCAACCAGCATTATTTTATCTCTTAATCTGTCTATCTCTTTTGATAAATCAGCTTGTCTTTTTATAGTCTCATCTATTGTCTTTATCACTTCGAACGATAAATTCTCTTGTTGTTCTTTTATAAACAATCTTCTCCTTTCTATATATTCCTCCATTTCAATCAAAGACTTCTCATCTTCTGTAAGCATCATGTTTTTGCACGAGGAAATTATATCTTCATATTCAGTCCAATCAAAATTAGGAGTATTCAATATGTCCTCATTTATTAACTCAATTTTATCTAATGAGTCCATATTTCTCCATGGATTTTCTGGAGATTTTTCAAACATGTGGATGATACTCCACATGATTAAACTTGATTTATTTTTGTTTTTAGATTTATCTTTAATATAAAAATCTCTTAATACTTTTGGAGTCTTCCAGTTTGGATATATTTCCCAAAAATTTCTTATATTTTCTATATCAAAGTTTGCTAATAATGATGTCATTGTTTGCTATTCCAAAATTTGTTATCAATATTATTAGATGTCTCAAATTCGGCAGATTTATTATAACTACAACTTCTCACTACATTTAATTCAAAGTTTTTAAATCTTACCGTTCCATAAGTTTCTTTTGTGTCTGGATTATGCTTCCACATAGAATTTGTTCCTGGATAATCTTTAATCTTATATTTATTTTGCATTAGGAATTGTAGTGTTTTAAAGTCTTTTATTGAACATTTAAGATTATATTTTACATATTGACCATCGGAATGTTTGTTTATCAACACGTCTATTACTTCTTCCATCGTATAAATTTTATTTCTTTCTTCTACTGTCTTTTACAATGAATTTTCCCCATTTTATTATACCAATTGTTGGATAATTCATTGTTTCAAAATCATATTTCTCAATTTCAGATTCTAATAATTTAAATTGGCTACGTATTATATCAAATCCATCATCAGTTTCAATATCAAATTTTTTACACAAATCTCTGTTAATATCTTTACTCCTCTGGCTGTACATTGTCAATATCATTAAAATTAGAATTTATAAATTCATCAGAATAATATATTAATTTATGCTTTTCACATAACTTAACGATTTCATTATTAATCATTACACTATGTTTCGCTTTATTACGATGTTTTAAAGTACCATTATCATATTCAACTTGACAGGCTATACAGTATTGAGGTTTCATATTTTTTTATTTAGAAAAAAAAATTAAATATTAACACTATAATTTGCTATTTGACCCTTTGAACCGTCAAATACGCTAACCTCTATAGACCTTGGTACTCCAATAAACATATTATCATCATGCCATAAGTCAACAACTCCAGCCGACCGTAGAAACTGAACCGTACAGCCTGGATTATCTTTTGTTCTAAAGAACTTATATTCTTCCTTATGATGTATGTCTCCCAAGAAAAAGATTCTGTTTTTAGTTTCTGCCCAAAGTTTTGGAACCTTAGTTGCCATTATTAGCGGCAGCTTGTCTATATTTTTCTTTTCAATATCTCCATGCCCAAATCCAAATAAATTTTCTCCGTATTTTAAGAATTTTCTACTATCCCTTTTATTCAATATTTCTACATTCTCATTGTTTTCATATAATACTTCCAATGCAACTCCAAGATACCATACTGCATCAGCATCGTGGTTCCCATATATTATTGGAACTATAACATTACCATATAATGATAACGTATCTATCATATACCTTACTAACGATAATCCTTTTTTAAATACTTCTTCATGTGGAACAACCGGGTCTTGTGGAGTACCAGCTTTTGTTGTTTTCATAAATCCATTGGTACAAAAAATATCATTACCTACTGGAATAATATAATTGTGTGGAGAATGAACATTTGCAGACAAAATGATACTATCAAATCCTGCGGTAATATCTTTTATAACTGAATTTACTTGTTCTGAGGCATCTAATAAACCATTTACATTTCTTTTGTCAAGATGTATGTCGTAAATATTTACAACAGCACAATTATCATTAAATTTATTTATTTTTGATTTTAATTGTACAGGAGATGTTACCTTTCTACACTCTTCTAAAATTAAATTCATTTGGTCATTTACTAAAGTATTTTCATTATTCACATGCAAACTAAAATGCTTCCCCTTGTGCCAATAATGATTTACGTTAGAATGGTCAATTCCAACTTCGTCACAATATTCTTTTAATAAGTCTTTTTTTCTAAATATTAACCTAGCTTCATTAACATCTTCTACTTTAACATTAAGCCTATTTGCTATAGACTTTGCCCCCATATCTACTAAGTATGGTTTGTTTTTAAAGGATTCGATTATCTTTAATATATTTGACATATTTAATTTTTTAATTCTATTTTAAATGATATTTCAGATTCTATATTGCTAAATAGTTTAAGATATTTATCTGGTATTGTATCGCCTTTAAAGAAACCTTTCTTCCTTATATTTGTAATATAATTTGTAACATAAAGTATCGAAACATTCTCTCCTTTAACCTTTGGGATAATATACGAAATATACTTCTTGAAGTCATATGAGAACAAATGATTGAATATCTCTACCTTAGTTGAGGTATCCTTCATTTTCATATATTCATTCATAAATATCGCTAAAATTAGCTTTTCTTTTTTTTGTAAAGTTGAAAATGGATACATGCAAGAAAATATATTTATTACTTGCATTGCATAATCTTCTTTATTAATCTTCATCGTATATTTCATGCCCTGATAATTGTTTGTTAGTTTGCGCCCAAAATCCTTTTAAGAATATTTCATTACAATATTTATCTATCCTTTCCTTATCTTTTAAAACTGTTTTCTTTAAAATGATTGAATCTCCGAACATATCTATTTTTATATAATTACCATATTCATCAAATCCAGTTTCATTTATTCCTATAACACATTCTTCTAATGGAATCGAATTTTGCTTATAGTGTATCATTGGGTATCATTTAATTTTTCACTTTGTAAAGATTCTCTTTTTTTATTATCATTTGATATTGACTCTGCAACAATTTCTTGTAAATGTTTACAATACATAAATACAGAATCATCAGTACTACCTGCTACATCTTTTCTATAAGGTCCAGTTGGTATAACAATATTAGATTTATCATCAGTCTTTATGTATGTTGGATAAAATAATTTTACCTTTTTAAATACTGGCTGCTTTTTGTAACTCATTTTCTTTAATTAATGTTATCAGGTGAAGTAGAATAATGTATTGCATTTTTCCCAATAATTATAATCCTTTTTTCTAACGATTTATTACTTCCCTTAACCTCGTCAACTAAATCGTAAGATAATTGAATTTTAGGTCTTAAACTGACAATATCGCCAATATTAAATATTACATTATCACCCTTGTTAATCAAAGTTAAGCTAATTAACTTTTCCCTGTCTTTATTTATATCTTCCATGTCTGAAGATGACACAGCACTCAGGTCTAAACTGCTCTTAACTTTAACTTCGACTACAGCTTCAATCATTACATCATCTGGACTAAGCTTTACCTTTTTTAAATCTTTAATCTTTTTAATCATTATATTTTCTTTTTAAATAATAAATATTATATTCAAAATAATCTATATTCAAAATAACTATTTCTTTCTTTATAAAAAAATAATAGTACAAATTTTATTATATGTTTTATAACATAAAAGCCCCAGTCTTTAGCTGGAGCTTTTATTTCATTTTTCAATTTTAGATAATTCCTTTTCTAAATCTGTTAGTTTGACTATTAATTCTGATTTTGTTTTTGAAAAATCAAGAATAAACGAATCAATATCCTTTATTCTTTCTTTTGACGAAGCAATGCTTTCCTTCAGTCTTTTAATTTTATAATCTTCCTTCTCAACTAAATAGTGAGTATTTGGATCATACACGGCAAACCCCAATGTCGAAACATTAAAAACATCATACATAATTTAAATTTTTAAAATTAATACTCAAATAATTTCAACAAATATACCAAAAATAAAGATATGCCATTTTGTCTAAAAAACAAAAAATATAAGACAATATTGCAAAAATAATTAAACTAAACATAATAACTATGCAATTATATATAATAAAAAAGCTTTCCATTTAACATAAGAAAAAATGTACCAACCTTATAATGAATACTTTATAATACTAATTTTATACTTTGTTCATTTTTTGAACAATTCCGTTCATTTTTTGAACAAGGGCGTATTGATAATCAGTAAGTTACGGTAGGCCCTTCTTATAATCTTATACAGAATCAAAAAAGTTCCTCGCAACTCTTGTATTTATAAATAAATTCTTTAAATCACTGTCTATTAATTTACCCTTAAAAGAAATGAAAGGATTAAATACCCACTCTTCTACAATACCCCTCTTGTAATGACTGTATTTAAATGAAGCATATACTCCAATATCAAACAATTTCTTAAATGACTTCTTAACCATCCCCTTGCTTATAGAAAACTTCTCCGAAAGTAATTCATATGAAGTATTATTGTCCAATGGAGCCAATGAATTTGTTGAATATTCCATAATACACGACATCATTAATGCAATCCTTAATTCCGCTCCAGTTAAATTCTCAGATAAATATAACCAACACTTCTCATATGATTTGTGAAAAGAGACATCATAATTAAATCTAATCTTACCAGATGGTAAATTGTTCGCCTTTTTACTTATCTGCGAAAATTCACCCGTCTCTGCATTAATCTTGCCAGGTAATTCGTTGTCTCGTAATGTTATTTTATGTGTATACATAACTATTTTTATATTTATTGGCAAATATACTGAAAATTTTTTCCAAAATTTTTTTAAAATTTTTAAAAACTTTTTAGAATTATTGAGAGTGATTGGGTACTCCCCACAACCCTCCACCCTTCCTAAATTTGGGCTGCTATACCGGTGGTCTTTTTGTTTAACCTTAAATTTACAATTATGCAATTTAGAATTATCGCTTTAGGAAAAGTATTTGACGAATCTTCAAGAGTGTCAATGTTATGTCAACAATCGTTGAAAGATGAACTTGGGTTTACAACTTTCGGTACAACATTCAATTGGGAAATTGATAAAGCCGATTATACAGAGGAGATGGAAGCTAAACTTCAGAAACTGGTTGACGGTAAAACCATACTTGAAAGGCCATTTGTGCTTCAGAAAGTTGAACGCTTGAACGTCAGCACTGGCGAGATTGTGACGAAATTAGTAGCAGGGGTGCAATAGCCCTTGCTTTTTTTTACATATTGGTAAGATAAATAAGAGTAGATAAGCAAAGTTTCACGTGAACAAATGACACTTATCTTTCTTTTTTTCTTTATAAATAACAAATAATGTATCTATTACCCGATGGCTCTCTTGGGTTTATATATGACGTAAGAGATTTTGATAAGAAGTAGCTTCTTGTTAATTCAGTCCTTGTAAATGGCTGGCCAAGATTTACCGTGATAATATCGTTTAACTTAATACTTTTAGTATGAAAAAGAATTTACCTTTAATATCAGCAATAGCTTTCTTCGGAGTAATGTTGGTTATCGCTATAAATATTTGTTGATTAGTTAGTTTAGTTAATGTGAGTGGGTTAATTTGAGAGATGAGAAGTGGGGGAATATCCCCTCTTCCATCTTTCTATCAATTTTAAAAATTCACAAAATTGCAATAATTAAATTAATAACTAAATACCTCCGATGAGTAAGGTGAAAGTCCACGAAACTACTAATATTATGGACATGGAATAGATGTTACTATAGAGTATATCACTAATAATATTAGTAGTCAGGTATAAACAATTAAAACTTAATGTTATGAACTTAATAGATAAATATATACAAATAAAAACCGAAGATGGATTATGCTTTGCTAAGGTAAAAGCAATACGAATAGATAAACCTTCATTTGGTTATATTGATTTATTCTGTTATTGGGTAACTGATACTAATAATACTGCTCACAATAATACATGGGTATTAGTAGAGGAAAAATCTATAATAATTATACCTAACCCAGCGATAGCATCAAAGGATTGAGGTATTTTATATGTTGTATAGAATAATACAAACAAAGCTGCTAACTAAGTTTTCAAATAGTATTATAATGTAACCTAGAGTAGGATTATATGTAACAACTGCAACTGTTGTTGAAATTATAGTATTATAACCCAACTGGAGAGTTGAGAGGGAATATTGGTTGATGTTAAATATAATGTAATGAAGATTTGATGAGTTCATCTTATAACCATTATTTAACATTTCTCAAAGTAGCTTTGTTTTTAAATATAAAACAACAACGTAATTCGCCTATGTAGATGAAACTAATTCCTGTAATGGGAGCAGAGGATGAAATTTCCTTAGTGGGTGTAGTTGTTGTTTTTAATTTTATAATATGTGGAAAATGAACTACTTAAATAATTGTAACGATAAGTTAATAAAAGTTATACCTAATAAATATGTATATCATACATCAAATCCTATTTATAGAGATAAAATTTCAAAAGAAGGTTTAATTCCAAAAGGAAAGAGTGAAACTTGGCTATTGAATACAAAGATTAATGGTAGGGTTATATTTGCAGTTAATGATAATAAAGAAGGTTATAGATTTGATTCAACATATGATGATGACATTTACGAAATTGATACGTCAAAAATAAATAATGAATGGTATAATGATCCAAATTTTGATTCAGATAATCTTCATCTAATTACATTTGATAAAATTCCTCTAAATGCAATTAAATTAATATATCAAGGTAGTTTTATATTGGATAAGTATATCAATAAAGAACTTTTATAAAACATTTAAACTAAATAAACTATGAAACTATATAAAATTTTAATTAAAAAAGGAGATAAATATTATTCTCCATATCAATGTTATCGTTATGGTAAACTTGAGGATTTTTTAGGAAAGAAATTAACAATTGAAAATTTTGATACAAGCGATTCGCAATGTTCAAATGGATTTTATGCAACTCCTATTTCTGGACTTATTTATACTGGTTTATCAGATAATGTTAATAAAGTTGTATTTGAAATGTCAATGACTGGAATTAATAAAAAGTTTTCAGATTACAAATGGAGATGGGAAAGTCAAATATTTGTAAAAGAATTAACAATTGAAGAAGTTAAATCTTTAGTAAGAGAAGAGTCTTCAAAAATGGATTGGAATTATTATGATATGTTATTTCCAAAAAATCCATTAGGAAAAATTAGTATTGTTACTGAGAATCATAAGCAATTATTAAAACAATGGTCTTCAGTTTGGTCTTCAGTTAGGGATTCAGTTGGGTCTTCAGTTTGGTCTTCAGTTGGGGATTCAGTTGGGGATTCAATTTGGTCTTCAGTTTGGTCTTCAGTTGGGTCTTCAGTTTGGTCTTCAGTTGGGGATTCAGTTTGGTCTTCAATTTGGTCTTCAGTTTGGTCTTCAATTTGGTCTTTAGTTGGGGATTCAATTTGGTCTTCAGTTAGGGATTCAGTTGGGGCTTATGTTTCATCAGGATTTCCAAATATTAAGAAATGGAAGTATATTGACCATGAAGAGGGTATTAATCCATTTCAATCTGGAATAGATTTATGGAATGATAATTTAGTACCTTCATTTGATGGTAAAACTTGGAGATTACACTCTGGTTCAAAAGCTGAAATTGTATTTGAAATTTCAAAAGAAGAGTTAATGAAGTTATAATTATTTTAGAAACAGTTAATTTAATTAATTAACTGTTTTTTTAAAACTTAATTAACAATTTTAAAACTAATAGCAATGAACAAGTTACAAGAAATAAATGGTAAGCATTATCAAGAATGTGAAGCCATAATGTTAGCTACTGATGCGTTTCCTAAAGTTGGCATGTTAAACTATGAACCTTACAACTCTAAAGGTAATAAGTTAGAGTTAATTCATTATGTATTAACTGGTGAAGGGTTAAATCCTCAACATCTTTATTTCCTCAGTAATGAAGAGATTAAAGATGATGATTGGTGTTATGATACATTAAGAGGGTGTATATGGCAGAAATCAAGTAAAATCAATTGCAACGGAGAAATATATAAAAAAATCATTGCAACCACTGATACTTCATTATTAAAAGATTACTCTGAACAAACTCTTAACGGAGTTGCTTGTTTACCGCAACCACCTAAAGCATTCATTCAAGCCTTTATCAAAGCTTATAATGAAAGTAAACCAATTACTAAGGTGTTGGTTGAAATGGAAAAAATTCATGTAGGGTGGAAACCTGATTATACTTTTGAAAATGAAGGAATAGAAGGTTCTAAAAAGATGTATCAATATTTTCTAAAAGTAAACTCTTCTAATGAAATAACTATTAAGAAAATTAAAGATAGTTATACAAGAGAAGAAACTATCGAATTAATTAAAAAATTCAGTAATCATTTTTGTCCAATGAATAATCATTTAGAAGAAGATGAAGATAAATGGATTGAAGAAAACTTATAACAATATTTAAACTCTATCACACAAGTTATATTTTAATTGAAGCTAATATTAGTATGTTTGCTCTTAGACATGAAATCTAAGTAATAGATTAGTTTATTTTATAAGGATAATAAACAATTAAAATTTTTAAAGTGTGATTTTTATGGACTATGTACGAAACTGATCACTTCTGAAATAGGATATGTTGGTTCGAGTCTGATATTATTCACAATTTACTAACAATTAAATTAAAACTTATGAATAAAATTTATGTAAAAAAAGATATATTTATCGAAGGATTTGATAACGAATGGCAATATAGACAAAAACTATATGGTAAAACTGGTATAAGTAATTCTGTTGAATTGTTATATCAAGGTAAAACTTCTGAAATATCTGAAGAGTTAGCTATCAAAATAGCCGAAAAAGGTGAGTTATGTGAATTTTACTGGGACTATAATTTAGATGATTACAGTAAAAATATCACGGCTAAAGAATCAATTCAATCAGCTTGTGACAAAGAATATTGTATAATTTATAAAAATAATTAATTCATTATTATTAAAGCATCTTATAATATATACCTTAGGTTCAATATTTTTATGAGTATTACAATAATATAACCAATCAGTTTTACTATACTAATGGAATGGTTCTAAGAGAAGAAACTCATCAAATTCAACAAGAAGAACTTAAATTTAAAGAATGTCTTAGTCAGAACAAAAAAATAAACAATGTTTGAAGTTTGGAACGATATTAAAATAATTACTGATTTTGATAGGAAAATGATATATGCAATAAAAAACAAAAAAATAATTGCAAGAATAATCAGTGGTAATGAACTAATTGTGGCAGATTATGCCAAAATTAAACAAAGAATAATGAATTTATAATTTTAATTAAATAAGAATAAAGTTATGGAATCTAAATATTTTATATATATTGAGCATTTAAAATTAAAAACATTTCAAATTTTAGAAGTTAATTCTGAAATTATTGCAAATCAATTAATTTTAAAATTAAATCTTTCAAAAGAATTTTATTCTTATTTAATTACAGTAAATGAATAATTATGAAATATTTAATTTTAAGTATTATATTATTCTTGAATTTTAATTTAATTTCACAAAATTTGAATTTTGATTTTCAAGAATATAATCCACCTAAAAAGTGGGCGGAACCTGAACTCTATATCCCAGCAGCAGCAATTGTATATACATTTACAATTAATGAATCATTAAGAGGACAAATATCATATAATGATAGAAGTATAATTGCAGCAACTGGAATAATAACAGCAGTAAGTTCTCATTTTATTTTAAGAAAAATTAGAGAAAGAAAGAAAGAGAAAGTTATTTTTAAATAATGATAAATAAAGATTCAAAATTAAGAATTAGTCTCAAGGAGATTAATCCTTACCTTATCTCATTAGGAAAGTATGAGGCCGCTGAAATTTCAGTAAAAAATTCATTTCAATATGATAAAAATGGTAAATGCATAGAAGAGGTTACTATTTTATCTGAAATGAAGATAGCAAAAGAACCTGAATTTCGGCATCCAATAAGAAACATTAAGCTTGGGTTCAGTTTTATTGAAGAGTGTCTTAAAAGACCACTAAAGCCACATAAAGACGCATCAATTTCTGAATGGAATATTTATCAAAAATGGAATAAAATGTCCAATAATGATAAATTAGAGTTCAGGATTCAGCAATATGCGGAATCATTAAATTGTGAAATAATTAAATTTGATTTAATATGACGTCGCCATTACATTTTGAAAATTCATCTGTTTTAATAAAAAAACATAAAAAACAGAAGGCTTATAATATTGCATGTTCTGATATTAAAAAAGAACTTGGTAAAAAGGCTTTGGTTTTGCCTTTAGAAAAAGAAATCATTCAATATTTGAGAGAAAATTTATTTTAATTAATTATTAAATTTATATATTATGTTACAAACAGTTGCATTGTGTTCAGTTAGTGAATATAGAAAAGAAGGAAAGGAAAAAGACGTGAATGGTAATCAGAATTTATTTCTTACACCTTTAAATGGTGAAATTCCTAATAAATGTATGGTAATCGCCGGGACTATAGCTGAGGGATTAGGTATAAGTTCTGGAAACACTTATTTATTTAAATTTACAGAAAAGAAAGAAAAAGATGATGTTTACGGTAGACAATTTAACACGTCAATAATTGCAAGGCCATCATGCATGGATGTAATTGAAGCATCTATAGGTAAAGTTGGCAAGGTAATAGTCGTAAAAGATGAAGAAAATGATAAAGTAGATTCGGAAATTGAAAAATTAAAATCTGCAAATTCTGAATTTTAAAAAGTATAAAATTTAAGCAGGATATAATTCCTGCTTTTATTGGCCTATAGCTCAATGGATAGAGCAATTGTCTTCTAAACAATAGATTTAGGTTCAATTCCTAATAGGCCAACAAGGGTTAAACAAGATGCTTATTCCGAAATCTTTAAGAAAGTAGGAATAAGTTTTTATTAATTTTAAAAATAAAAATATGGATTTAATAAATGTAATTTTAGGATTATTAATATTATTATGTATAATATTAATTTTTTATCTTAATCAGATGTGTAAAAAGATTGATAAAATTAGTAACGATGAAACACTTGATGATTATGAAAATAATTTTAAGATTTAGTTTAAGTTTAATTTTTATAATATTGTCATTTAAAATGTATGCTCCAAATATTGATTTATTGAAAAATAAATTTAATAAAGTAATTAGTCATAAAGAAGCATTAATAATGGCAATATCTATAGTAGAAAGTGGGGGAGATAGTTTAATAATAAATAAAGCCGAAGATGCTGTAGGATTCTTGCAAATAAGAAAAATATATGTAGATGAAGTAAATAGACTATCTCCATTGAGCAATTACAAATATAAAGATAGGTTTAGTAAAACAAAATCTATTGAAATGTTTGAAATAATTATGGATAAAAAGGCTACTGGATATAATATTGATTCAGTAGCCTGCGTCCATAATAGTGGTAATTATTATTGGGATAAGACTATTGGATATAGAATACTTGTTAGAAATGCTTATAAAAATTTAAATTATTATATTATTAATAATTATTTTTGCAATTATGAAAATTAGGGACATGAAACAACTATTTTGTAAAACAGTAATGAAACACAACGATGAAAACTTTTTAAAAATGTATGGTGGATAATTTCTTTTTAAATATTTATATATAAGATAAACTATTTATTAATATGGAAAAAGATAAAAAACTAAGAAACTTCGTAAAAAGAACGATACGTGAATTTATTAATGAACAATTTGATAATAACGAAAATATGAGAAATTTAATATCAAAAGCGTTGAATGATGCTTTTACAATACTTGAAAACCAATTACCACAAACAAAAAAGAAAATGGAAACTATTAGTATTCAAGATGTAAACCCGTCAGAATTAATATCATTTATGAAATCAAATGATATACCAAAGGATGCGTATTTTAGCGGTATTGATAATGGATATGATGGTTGGAATGATATAGTTTTAGCTTGGGAAGTTGATGTGCCAACAAGTGAAAAAGAAAAATCAGAATATAAAAATTATAGATTTCACGATATTTCTTTTAAAAAGGTATATGATTTATTAACCACAAATGGTTATAAAAGAATAAGTGGACTAGATAATAGTAGAATAACATATAAGAAAAGAAGTAATGAGGTATCGTCTATCATTATGTTCGATAATAAATCAGTATATGAAATGTATATGGATAAAGACTTAGATAAATTAGTAGAATATTATTCTATGTATTTTCAAAAAGAAGTGTAGGAAAATTTTTAAAAAGTTTTTTACACAGAACTTAATTTAGAATACGAATATAGTATTGTGTATAACGATTGGCAATATGAAACGGTTGCCTTATAAGATGTTTCAAAATATAACGCAGTTTTCTGGCAACTGTTTTATATTGCTTGTTATAGCCAGTTAATTTTTAATCAAATGAAAATAGCAGCAAGAGCAGAGGTTCAAAAAGAAGTATTTGATAAATACCAAGATGCTTTAAAAAGTGAATTGAGGGCAAATGTTTCTAAAGAATTAATGAAACATAATGTATTTATTGAGCCTCCAATGAACGAAAGAAACGGTATTGTTTCAATAGAAATGCACTTTTTCGCATTATCTTATTCGGATATTGACAAGTTAAGAGAACTTACTGAAAAATATCCTGAAATTAAAAGTATAATAGCTGATATTGTGGTCAAGTTTTAATTGACCACAATATCTATTTATTAATCGAATTTTAAACTTAAAACATAAATAAAATGAATACAACAGAAAAAGCATACAAAGAAATACTGAAAGCACTTAACAAGTATAAATCTGAAATAGTGTTTGATG